AATCGTGGTCACGACACCGGGTGCTTTGTTTTTGATGCGTTCGCAGTTCACTCTTGTACGGTCTGAGCAGGCCGTGATGGTGATGGCGAGCAGGCTAATCAGGGCTAGGCGTTTCATCGGTTGCTTCTGGTCGTGTGAGTGGTGCTGGGGGGTCTTGGTCGTGAAACCATAAAGTCAGAGTGTCGCCAGCAAGACACCAGCCGTCCTCAAAACCGTTGTCGTAAAGCATTTGACATAGTTCTTCATGACTCATGCTGAAATCTCCAAAAGAACCATTGTTGATACTGCGCTGCCTTCCTGCACAATGCAGGCTGCAGTGTTGTTTGGGTTCATAAATGTCGTTTTGTAGGTAGTTGCGCTAGTTGTTGCTGGCTCGTCAAGGTAAGAAATTGAAGCGCTGGCCCCATTGCTTTCTGCGTTGCCTGTGTAAAGAAACAAATCTCCACTCATTTTTGCAATAGTAGTTGCGCCTCGCACCAACCTGATGTTCATACGGTTTTCAGCGTTAGCGCCACTTTTGAAACAACCATTTTGCGACACCATTACTAGCACCTTGCTAGAACTTGATTGAGGCGTGATAGAGGCTGTAAGGCTTGTGTCTGCAAATGTGCTGGTGTTGTTTGTGGTGGCTGTGCTGGTTGAGCCATAAACCACCTGTAACACACGAAACGCCCCTCGCAGGTCATTGACATAGGCAGCAGTAAGCACATTGCCTGTGGTCTGCGATGCTGGGAGATTAGTACGTGTAGCCATGTTTAGTATCCTAACTTGTTGAAATCGAGCCTGCCGAACACCGTGTCATCGAGAATGAGGTAGTTGTTTAGGTCAGCGCCCGACAGGTAAAACGTGTATCGGCTTGACTCAGGAGTTGCAGTCACCCTTACACCCTCAATAATTGAGTAGTACACAGTGCCACGAAAAGTGACCGAGACCCTCGCCCCAATTACAAAACCAAAAGTGGTTAGCCCCATGTAATCCATTTGGAAAGAACTTTGAGCCTCAGCCAAACAAGAAACACTGGTCAAAGCAAACTTTTGTGTGCCGTACTGACTCAACAGAAAGTTGGCTTGATCAAGGGCTTGACCGGCAGAAGCCGACAACGTGTTCACCGTGTAAGTACGGTACGGAACAGTAGCGCCCACATTGGTGACGGTCTGAGCTGCATAGTCTGCAGGATCAACAGTTACCTGCGTATAAAAGTTGTCTGACAATGCACCAAAATCTGCCTGGTCATACACCTGGTTAGTGGCGTTATTAGCCACATCGGAAAAGTTCACTGTGCAAGTACGAGCGTTGAAAGGCCCACTCAGATTGATGAAGTTGTATCCAGTGCAATCAGACATTCGACCATTGATAGTTACCAGCGAAGCGTTTATCCAGTCGCCCCAAGTACCTGACACAGTTGAAGCTGCCATCTGTGGCGTAGTGGCGCTAATGCCGATAGACAAGCCTGTTTGGGTGCTGGCCGTGTTGCATTGCGTATAAAAATCACCTGCAGCCATTGCATAGTTCTGACCTGACATTCGAGAAGCCTGAGCAAAACCACCCTCAAGGGTCAGATTCAGATAGTCAGCATTGCCAACACCACCAGCATAAGGAATGCCATAGGTGACGCTTACATCTTTGATGATTCCGTGAAACATCGCATAGTTGCCATCAGTGGTGTTCGGCCCCCAAATACGCACATAAGTATCGGGCACCATTGCTGTGTTAGGTGTGGCATAGCCAGTCGGATAACGAACGGTTAGTGAACCTGTAGAGGCGCTGTACTGGTCAAGCATAAATTGCCTACCAATGCTGAACGAAATGTCCTGCACATCATCTAACTCAACCCATGTGCCAGTGTTGGCTGTAGTTGAATACTCGACTTTGTAGTTGTACGGCATTAGAAAGCGTTGTTTGTTCTAATCGGCACAGAGCCGTTCTGACGCATGTACGTACGCAACGCTGCAACAACTGCGTTTGGGTCGCCACCGTTGACGTTGATGTTGACAGTTGTGCCACCACCCATGCCAAATTCACCCATACGGTCTAACGGAATGACAGCCTCTGGGCCACGGCCTTCACCAATCATCGCCAGCGTCGGGCCTGTAACAATGCCACCTGCAGCCAACATCGGAATGTCAGGCATAGCAAAACCCTTGCCACCGATACCGGGAACCCACGACGGCACAGTGAAAGAAAACTTGCCGATGGTGTTATTCCAGACAGAGGCAATGCCGTTGAAAATGGTTTTGAACACTGTGAGCATCAGGTTGAACTGTGGAATGACAACATTAGTAATCCACCATTTGATAGCGCCAAATACACCGTCCACAATGTTTCGGAAACCTTCAAACTTTTTGTAGGCAATAGCAAGACCAGCAATGAGCGCAATGACGCCAATGGTGATAAGCCCAATTGGGTTGAGTGCCATGGCAATGTTGATGGCCACAATGGACGCTGCAATTGCTGCTAAAGCGCCAGCAATAATCATGAATGTTTGTGGGTTGTTTTGCGCCCAGGTTGCAAACTTCTGAAGGTAAGGCAAGACGGATTCAACGGCTGGCAACAACGCTGCACCGATGGATTCTTTTGTTTCGTCAAAGCCAAGTTTCAGTCGAGCAAACTTGCCTGCTGTCGTTTCGGCTGCATCTGCAGCTGCGCCACCAGTGGTCTGGGCAAGTGCAAACATGACGTCTTCAAAGGTTGAGCCGTCCTTGATCATCTGACGGTATTCAGGAGCAAGTTTGCCTAGGGCTGCAAGGTTGCCACCATAGGCTTTCTCTAACGCCCCTACGACGGTCTCTAGTGGTTTGCCGGTGGCTGCAGCGATGTCCATGGCTTGAGTTGCCAACTCTTGCGCCGTAGTAACTGAACCAGTTGCCCTAGCAAGCCGATTTAGAGTCGGCCTCAATTTGTCGTCCGAAATTCCAAGCAGTTGACCTTGCGCCGTGATCCAGTCTTCGACGCTTGCTATCTGTGCGTCGTTTGCGCCAGTAGTTTTTCTTAGGCTGTTAGCGAGCAGGTCTTGGGCTGCAGCGTCTTCAATAGCGCCCGATACTGCGTCGCCCAGAACAACAGCCAAACCAGCCAAGGCTGCAGCTGCAGGAACGGCTGCTTTCTTGATGGCGAACTGCGCCTTTTTTCCTGCGCCCTCCAAATTTCGGAATTCCGAAATGGCCTTGGAAACTCCACCTCCGTCGAAGGTGCTTATGATTGGTATAGCAAGAGCCATTAGTTTAGTTCTTTCTGGACACGCTGAATGGCATCCATTGAGAGGCGTTGTAAAGCCTTTTCAATCTCGCCACGCTTCCTAAATACAGAAGGCCCAAGAACTCTGGTCTGGTTGGGTTTGAGTGGCCCTAGAGAGTCTCCCAGTGTGTTGGGGTTGCTACGCCCTGCAGCCTCGAAAACGGCAGCGCCAACGTAGGTCTGTGTGATGTAAAGAAGGCTCACGGCTTCCCTTGCAGCGTCCACTTTCAACTTGACTCCCGATTGTGCCTTCGCCACCGAGAACGGAAAGATTTTGCGTCCTGATTTGTCTGTCCAGTTTCGAGCCATACCCGACAAAGGGATTCGGGCGTAGCCTTGCTGAACTTCACGAATGGCTGGTTGGGCGATTTCGTTGGCGTTCTTGGTGAACTCTTTACGCAGACCAGGCTCAACCTTGTTCAACGAACGGATGGTTTCTTTCAGACCTGCTATTTCTATGGAGGCTGATGCTGTCATTTCCGTTGTGCTTTCTGCTGGTTGTTCAAAATCTCAATGACTGTCGTTAGATCGTCAATCTCGAATTCTATTTGTGGGGGGTAAAACCCTGTCGCAACAAGTACCTCTGCTAAGGCTCTTCGGTAACTGTTGCTTCGGTGGCTTTTGGGTCTTCTTGACCAACTACTTCAACGGCATTGACTTTCTTGATGTATTCGTCAAATGAAACTGGCACTGGAATGTTGTTTTGTTTGCAGCATTCATACGCCATGAATGCAAGGTCTTCGATGCCGATGCCGTTAGCGAGCGTTGAGGCTTTTTGTTTGAACTTGCGTTCCCAAGCGACAATGACGAACAGATTGGTTTCTAGTTCGTATGGTTCGCCTTCGTTGGGCGTGATGCGTAGTTGGATTTTCATTGTTTCCCTCTTTTCTTAGATCAGGTAATGTCTCGAACCCAAGTGCCAGCAACAAACGTCGCTGAAACGGTCGCCAATTCACCCACAGTCGAGTTGATTGGGGTGAAGGATTCCAGCATGCAATTACTTATTGTGTACTCTGGATTTGAAGCCGACTCAGTCGTTCCTGAAGGGCTGATGACAAGTGTTGTGCTGCCTTGGCCGACCATTGCTGCGAGTGCTGCTTCGACTTCGCTTGCACCGTAAGACAGGAAAAACTCGATTGTACATTCGACCGATTGCAAACCACCGACCATGCGAACCCCTGAATCTCCGAATGAAGTTGCATCAAGAGCCGTTTGGCCCACAGTGAGTGTCACCTGATTTGCTTGGTCACTTAAATCGTATGAAGTTGCGCCCTGCGTGATGTTGATCGTTGCATTGCTAAGGAATGTTGTTGTTGCCATTTCTGACCTTTCTAGTTTCGTTTGACTGCGATAGCCACAGTCAAATCGTATGTTGGTATGTCTTGCCCACCGTAAGAAGCGTTGCCCGGTCGGGCGTCAACTACGGCAATGGAAGAGTTCATAATTGTGTCAACCGTGGTCATCAGGTAATCACCTGAATCTTGGTTGCCAGGAGGAGCTGCAAGTATGCGAACTGGGATGCGAAAGTCGCCCACGTTGTAAGTCCATGACGTCATTACTGGTAATTCAATGAAGACAGACATGGGGCGTGCGTTGCGTGGGTCTGTGACTGGTTTCAAACCCAACGCTGTGAGCGCTGTTTTGATTGCGTTCACTGCGTCAACAAGGATTCCAGATGCAGCCATTACGCCACCTGTGGACGGCCACAACCAATAAGAGACATGATCCGTCCCATGGTTGAAGGAATAGGTATTGAAGACATTGCGTCAAATGAGGCAAACGAATCTGCAGAGCCACGCTCACGATAGAGAGTTGCTGCATACATGATCGCCCCAAGTTTCACATCGGCACCGGGCACTGTTGTCATTG